CCAGAACGAAACCAGAGGCCAGGGGAACACTACCTGGACATGTTCGTCTCGTAGCGATGGCGAAGAAAGTTACCACCAAGCCGGAGAAACTGGATCGAGCGAAAAGAGGAGTCCTGAACTTCTTGAGCGCGGCGGTCAAGGGAACTGGGCGAGTTTTAACGGACGAGGAAGCTGTGGTTGGTGTGCCTGGTAGAGTTGTGGCCCTTGATTTGACAACAGCAGTGGGAGCACCACTGAACAGGAAAACCGGCAAGTTCGGAGGATCTGGGAAAAGAGGTTTCATCAAAGTTTCGATTAAGACTGAAAAAGGCCACTCGCCTGTGTCCGTTGTTGAACTTGATGAACGCCTGCGTGAGGAATGGCAGTATTACAAGCGATGCCATGCGAATGCCGAGGCGCCAGTGATGAAAATTCTCGGAAATAACAAGGATGAGGTTTTACCTTATCGTAAGGTACACGACAAAAAGACACGACTGGTTTGGACTTGCCCTATCGCCTTCCTGCTTGAATTGAAGAAACAGACTGGTTGGTTCACCCACCTCCTCGGTGCAAACTGGGAGAGGACAGGTATCATGCTTGGCTGCGATCTTCAAGGACCAGGCTTTCATCGGCTTCTCAACATCTTGAATGACAACCCGGACGAAACGGAAACAACTTTCCCTGGATGTATCAACCACCATGAGCGACCAGATTACGGGTGTTTCGAATGTGCCCAATTGAACGGAATTGACTGGAACAAACCTATATGGTGCGGAGATTATGAACATTTTGATATCTCCATGCATCCTGATGTTCTGATGGCGGCTTTTGAAATCATCGGAAAACTGTGTGCGGAAAAGATTGAAGGCTTTGATCGTGAATGGTACGATCTCCTTATTGAAGGAATGCTTCGGGCAAAGTACCAGGTTCATGATATCGAGTTCCAGACGCGAGGGTTCAACCCCTCTGGCAACTATCTCACGACGGTTGTCAACTCGGTGGTGTCACTACTGTACCTTTACAGTTTTGTGTACGAGAAAGGATTTATTCCGCGAGACGCCATCGTAGCGGTAGTAGGAGGAGACGACAACTCTTGGACTCTGAGGAATGACTTTGTTGAACGCCTTGGAATGTGTAATTGGCAGATCAACCAATTTGGACTCGACGGGCAGGGTTTCGCACTGTGGTGTCAGAAATATGGAATGAACTACACAACCTCCAACAAGGTACGAACTTGGGCTGAACAACCATGCTCTTTCCCGATGACGATGGACTTTTATGGACAAACAGCTGCTTTGGTTGACCACAACGAGTTGTCAAGTCGACCGATGGCGGATGTTTATGCGGACGGAGTCAATGCCTTTTCCCGAGGAGATGAGGGTTTCTCTGAAATTGCACCACGATGGTTGAGCCTTCCAAAGACTCCTGGCCCGTTTTCCATCTGCGGGCAGACACGCTCGAGCACCGCAATTAAGTTGTTGTGCTTTCAGGCAAAAGGAGTGACTGAGAAAGAGAGGGCAATGGCCATCCGCAATGCGACAGTTTTCTGGCCTGACTGGTGGCATGAACGGTTCAATGCATGTGTCATGCGGGATGAGATATTTGTGACGGATG